ATTCGCTGGTAGATTTTCAGAGGAAAATCGAACCAGTAATCGAAATGAGTTCATACAACAGGGTTATTAACCCATAAATAAAACACTGAAATAGTAAATTATGCCATTACCAACCATTGAAACTCCAACCTATGAGTTGAAATTGCATTCGTCAAATAAAAAAGTTAGATATCGACCCTTTCTTGTGAAAGAGGAAAAGGTTTTGATCATAGCATTAGAATCCAAAGATCAAATGGGAATCACAAATGCTGTGAAGGAAGTGTTAAAGAAATGTATTCTCACAAAGGGAATTGACGTTGATAGTCTTCCAACTTTTGACATTGAATATTTGTTTCTTAATATTCGTGCTAAGTCAATTGGTGAGGATATTAAATTAACAGTAACATGTCCTGATGATAATGAAACAAAAGTTCCAGTCACAATTTATGTGGATGAAATCAAAGTTACAAAACCAAAAGGTCATACAAAAGATATTAAACTTGATGATCAACTGACTCTTCGGATGAAGTATCCATCACTGAATCAGTTTATTGAAAATAACTTTAGCACGGATGATGAAGCTGAAACTCTGGTTGATAAAACATTTAGAGTTGTTGCTGATTGTATGGATACAATCTTTACTGGTGAGGATGCATGGGATACTAAAGATTATACTCCGCAAGAAAGAATGGATTTTGTTGAACAATTGAATTCAAGTCAATATAAGAAAGTAGAGAACTTTTTTGCAACAATGCCTAAACTATCTCATACAATTGAAGTTGTGAATCCAAACACAAAAGAAAAAGGAAGTGTAGTATTGGAGGGTCTGGCTGATTTTTTCGTCTAAGTATTGCAAGAGAGGATCTTGAATCCTATTTCCGTATCAATTTTGCTCTCATGCAATACCATAAATACAGCTTCTTACGGAATATATTGAAAAGGAAAATCTAAAGAGACAACAAGCAGAAGGTGTCGGACAGTATGGCTGAAGAGAATAAAAAAATAAACATAGACAGTTTCTTTGATCGAGTTGAAGAAGTTGATAGGGTGGCTAGTAACGCCTTAAGACAAGTCAATCTTAATGCAAATGCGATACAAGCAAATAAGACACTGATTAATAGTCTATCAGTTACAATTGAGGCAATGAGAACTGAGATTCGAGACATTGCAAATTACATAGTGATTGAAAACAAACTTGAGAGAGATAAAGAAAAAGATAGAGAATTAGAAGCTGAGGATGCGAGACAAAAACAAGAGATGACGGAAAGAGCCCTCGCTGCTGGACAACAAGGCCCAAAAGGAGCTCCAGGCCAACCAGCACCAGAAAAGGCTGGTGGTGCTGGAGGAGGTTTTCTCTCAGGTATCTTGGGTGCTATTGCTGCTGGTGGTTTGATAAAATTAGCACTACCGTTAGTTCCCATCATCGCACCATTGCTTTTAAAGGCGATGGCAGCTGGAATTCTTTTATTAGCAGGCGGACTTATTACTGTAGCAGTTGCTAAGTTATTACCTAAAGTTGGTAAATTAATAGCTGATGGTTTATCTGCTGGTTTTAAAAAAATATCGGAAACCGTTTCGGCTTTAAAGGAAAATGTTGTTAAATTAGGCAAACAAGTTGGTGCATTCGCAAGTAAAAAATTCAAACAAACACTTAACTTAGGAAAGAGAGTTATTGGTGGTATCGCTGATTTTGCAACTGGTGGCGTATTTGATTTTGATAAAAAGGGAAAATCAATAACTGATAATCTATCAATCACTGGATTTGCAACAAAAGGTGTAAAAGGTGCAGTTGATGATATAAAAGAAAGGGGAATTAAAGGAACTGCTGCTGGAATTGCTGATACTCTTACTGGTGGTGTATTTGATTTTGATAAAAAAGGTGAGTCGGGAATAGGTCAAAAAGTAGCAAAAGCTGGATTTGAAAAGACAAAAGAGGTTGTAGGTAATGTATTTGATACAGGAAAAGACGCCATTCTTAATGCCCGTGATGCGATTACAGATGTTACAGATGATGAAGGAAAACCAAAAGGAATATTCAGAGGTCTAGCTGGTGCCGCTGATTTTGTAACTGGTGGTCGATTTGATCTTGATAAGAGAGGATCCTCTCCAACTGATAATGCGTCACCTTTAGGTCAAGTTATTAATGCTGTATCACCACCAAAAGTTGATAACTCATCATTTGCACCAGCACAAAGGCCAAATACTTCACAGGTTATTATAAGACCAACTGCAACATCAATACCTTTTATCAGAGCTGTTAAAAATCAATATCTATCCACAAATCCAAATACAAATAAATTACCACCCGAAATCGCTAGAATGATACAATAATGGCTGAATCACAGTTTCTCATTACTAAATGCATGTTAATGCCTACTGAGGGATCTTCTTTAAAAGAACCCTATGAATTAGGCATGGGAAATCCAATCATTAATTATTTTGAAAGTATTGAGAATCCATCAATATCCATGACAATTACCTTTATTGATGTAGATCAGGTATTAGGTAGAACAGGAATTACTGGCGGAGAGTTTGTGGAATTAACAATCAAAGATGGAGATATTGATAAGTTTAAAATTACAAATAAACATAGAATGATGTTAAACTCAGTTAGGGACATGGGAACTGAGGTAAATAAACAGTTTGCAACTTTGGAGTTTGTTTCAGTTGAGACAATTATTAATGAGACCACTAGATTAAATAAAAAATTTAGCGGAAACGTTTCACAAACTGTTGAAGATATTCTTACAAAATCAAATAAAAATGGAATTAAATTTACTGAAAAAAAATTAGAAAAAGATCAAGCTGCTAATTCTTATGCATTCGTAGGTAATTTGAAAAGACCAATTGATACGATACAATGGTTATGTCCAAAAACACAATCATCTACGACTGATTTTGGATTTTTATTTTATGAAGATTTAGATGGTTATCACTTTAAATCAATTGAAAACTTATTGAAACAGGATCCAATACAATATTCATATACAGATAAACCAGATGACCCTGACATTGGGCCTTTTAAAATTTTACAAAATGAATTAAGACAAACAAACGATATCGGTATGAATTGTAGAATGGGAATGTATGCTAACAAAACGATATATGTGGATATTGAAAATCAAGAAGCAGAAGTGGTTGATTTTAGTATTAATAAAAATTTAAAGACTAAAAGACCAGTTAAATTACCAAATAAATTGGAAGAGTACCCAACTCGATTGATGCTTCGTGTTAATGATGTTGGAGTTTCACAAGTTGGCGCTGCAAAAACTGATACTGTGCCGCCAAGTGAGCTTGCCGTTTATCAAAATAAATCCTATATTAGAAATAACTTATTATTCTCTCAATCATTAAGTATTGCAATTCCGTTGAACACTACATTGAGAGTTGGCAAAACAATTGATATTAGATTACCTCTCAAAAAAGGTGACGGACAATCACCAACAGATTCAACTGGAAATGAGAGAACTAATGATCCAAGTGGAAAATATTTAATATCTGAATTAAGGCACGTAATTGGAGCTGGTGCAGCGGAAACACAACTAACTTTAATTCGTGATACTTTTACCGCAAATGATTCTAATGATTCTAATGGCCCTTTTCCAGCTGGATTTCAAGGAAGAATAGATGATTTGTAGAGGTATATATAATGTCAAACCAGCTTAAATAGTAAAAAAGAACTAATCTTATGAAATCAATCGAAGACCATATGGAACACGATAAGAAAATTATCGATGATCCACAAGCAAACCCAGCAGCAAGAAGACACGCTAAGGAAGAGTTACATGAACTCGAAGAGTATGCAGAACATCATAAGGAAG